AACAGTAAGACAAACTTAGATGCAAAAGTTGATAAAGTTGTAGCTGGACAAGGAGCTAGAATAGTTAGAGATGTTCAATTCGAATATAATGAAACAACTGGTCATATAACAATGATTGAAGATAAATTTTCACTTGAAGATGGTACATCTGCTGAAGAAAGAAGAGAAATAGATGTTGTATCTGAACAAGAATTACAAAATAATGTAGATACTATTAATTCTAGAATTGATCAAGAAGTACAAGATCTTACAGATACAATCAATACTAAAGAATCAGAGATTTATAATACTATAAATGAAAAAGAAGCTACAATTAATAATACGATCAACACTAAAGAGTCTGAAATTTATGGAGTTATAAATACTAAAGAATCTGAAATTTATAATACAATCAATACTAAAGAAGCAGAAATTAATCAACAAATTGCAAATACTAATACTGAAGTAGAAAGAGTTGAAGCAGAATCTAAAACTAGAGATACAGCGTTAGGAACAAGAATTGATAATTCTATTATAGATTATAATACAAAAATAAATAATGCTGTTAATACTTTAAATAATACAATGTTAAGACATGTAGATACTATAAATGATAGAATTGATGATGAAGTTGAAACTCTAAATACAACTATTACAACTAAAGAATCTGAAATAAACACTAGAATAGATCAAGAAGTTCAAACACTAAATGATAAAATAGATGGAGAAGAATCTGTAATAAATCAAAGAATAGATCAAGAAGTGGCAACTCTTAATAACACTATAAATACAAAAGAAACAACTATGGATAATAAGAAAATTAATAAGAGTATAGCTCCAGGACTTGTTTCAGAAATAGTAGCTGCTACAGAATCTAATGAGCCTACTTTAAAAATAACTACTAAAAATACTACAACAGAAACACCTACTATATCACACTTACATTTCAAAGCTCAAGGACAAATTCAAACAAGATTTCAAGATGCAGATCATATAGTAATTGATTCAACTACAATAGATGATAAAAATACTCAACAAGATACAAGATTAACAAATGCTGAAACTAGAATATCAGCAAATGAGGATAATATAACAACTCTTCAAACTCATGATACATCTCATGATGCTACACTTGCATTGCATGCTCAACAAATAGCTGATAATACACATGATATTCAAGATTTGCAGGCTGATATGACAGATGCAAATTATGATATAGGAAGATTACAAACTCAAAATGCTACACAAGAAACTCATTTAACAAACTTAGATGAACTTGTGCAAGCAAATGCAGATGATATAACAACAGCAAATCAAAATATATCAAGAAACTTACAATCTATAACAGATTTACAAGCTAATAAAGCTAATAAAACATTTGCGAATTTAACTAATAATAAAGTTGTAGGAACTATTGCAACAGAAGCTTTACAAAATAATGAAATTATTAAATTAGGAGTTACAAGTGTAGATCCTTCAACAGAAACTACTTCTAATGGAATATTAAAAGTAATTTCTAGTGATAATACAATTGTTGCAACTAGAGATCGAGATACTGGAGTAATAGATTTAAAAGCAAATCTAGATACTGATGTAAATTACTTTGTAACAACTGAAACATTAAATACAACTATACCAAGTGAAAATATAATTCCTCTTAATACATTAACTCCTACTGATAAAGTGAATGTAGAAGTTCATGATATTATATCAGATCCAGAAGGAACATGGGCAAGAGTAGAATCTATAAACGATACATTACAAACATGTGTTGCAGTGACATTTAAGAAACATGCTCAAGCTGTATGGGGAACAATTAAAGGAGATATTACTGATCAACAAGATCTTCAAGAACAATTTAGTGATTTAGAAACCTCAATAACAGCAGATATAACTGCTGAAGAAAATGCTAGAATTGCAGCTGATGATGCATTACAAGATAATATAGATGCTGAAGAAACTGCTAGAATTGCTGCTGATAATAATTTAAATAGTATTAAATTTGATAAATCAAAAGCTGCTCATATGTTTGCTGCTACTGATGCGACTTCAACAGATTATAAAAATATATATCAAAGTGGAATAGAAATTCACTCTCAAAAAAGCACTTATGTTGATTCTAATTCAATTGAATTAGTTAATTATTATAGAACTGAAAGCGGCGGAGGAACTAAAGATTTAGAACTAGCTTTTGAAAATAGAGATATTCAAATAGCTTTTGGTAATGCTGATTATGGAGATACAATTTGGGAAAATGATCAGGATTGGAATAATAAAATTAAATTTAGAGTTCAACCTGAAAATGTAATATTTGATCCAAGTACTTCAGGATTAACAAGTACAAAATTATCTCCAGCAATAAGAGAAGTTAAAGAAATTGTAGATACAAAAGTTACTTTGACAGATGAAATAAATAAAGTATATGGTACAGATGCTAATGGTGATCAAGTTGTATATGATAAAAATAGTTTTGGTAAGGTTGATACAGTCAATAATACTCAAGCAGATGCTAATAAAAATGTACAATTAGATGCTTCAAAAATTAATTTAGATGATACTGCTCAAGCAACTGAAACATTACAATCTATTATCAATAATTTAATAGCAGATCTTCAAACACAAATAAGTACATATGCTCAAAATACTTTATATGTACCTACTGGATCATATACATTACAAAAATATGTAACAGTTGAAAATGATCAGAATGTTATAATAATGGCTAAAATATTGAAGAACTTTACTTCAGATACTACACAATCAACCTTATATGAATCATTCATGAAAGATGTAGAATTAGGAAATCTAAAATTAATCGGAATTCCTGAACAAACTGAAGGAGGAACTACACCAGATCCTCAAGAATATATAGATACTTTTAATGATTTAAATCAAGTAATGGGAACTGATGATGAATATAATGGATTAGGTGGAACTGAAGAAGAAGTAGAAGATATATTAGATGATATATTAGGAAACTAAATGATATAAGGCTCTTGAAATATAGAGCCTTATCTAAAATTAAATAAAGGAATATCTATGAATAAAATAAAATATTTTGTAAGAACGATGGAGGGAAGACCTTATGATCTTCCGATAGAATATGAAAAAATAATAGATTATAAGCATCTTTATGTTAAATCTTATATTGATGCTTTATACTATATAAATGATTATAATGCAGTTTTAATGGAAGATGATATAGTATTATGTAAAAATTTTAAGGAAGAAATTGAAAAAGTTATTAAACAATATCCAAATAATATAATTAACTTTTTTAGTTCTCCTTCAAGATATTATACTACTCATTTTTCCGATATATTTATATATAATCAGTGTACATATTTTCCTAAAGGATTAACTAAGTTTTTAGCTGATAAAATGATGGAGATATATGTAGATGAAATAAAATATCCAAGAGAGCAAAGATATGGTTCATTATTAAATATTGTATTAGTTGAAAATGGTATTCCTCATTTAATATATAGACCTACACTAGTACAACATATTGATGCTATATCAACTAGAGACGCTAAAAAATTAGGTAGAAATACAATCTATTTTAAAGATTATTTAGATGAGTTAGGTATTGATATGATACAAGCATATACTAAAGAAAATCAAGCAAAATTACAAAAATTATTAGATCGAGATAGATTAATTTGGTATAAAGATATTGAATAGAAAGGAGTTTTAAATATGTCTAAGACAACAATAAAACAAAAAGCAGAAGCTATATTATCAGAAAAAACAAGTAAAATAATAGCTTCTAATATTAAGAAAAATGTGACTATATTTGATGTCACAGGAACTTATGAAGGAGGTAATACCCATTCTGTCACGCTGCATCCAGCTGATTATGTTGCTATAAGTTTAGGACAATTAGCTGCAGCTATGGATGCTCAACTTTCATCTACTGATAAACAAAAATATTTAGATACTGAAGGATCTGGATATTTTCCTGCTGTAGTTGTAGCAAAAGGAACTTATACACATAGAAATGGTAGTCAAGTTGGTGTTTATGATAATGCTCAGATAATAATTACAATAAATGCCGCCAGTATAAAGGCTCAGGTTTGTACTCCTGATGGACATATGATGTATTCAATGTGTAATATAGTTCAAGCTGATAGCTGTTTTGAATATCCATATCCAATGAAAGTATCTGACTTTATATCCACTTTTGTAAATTATCATGTTTTGTGTCCAATAACATTAGGAAATGGAGGAGTATCATTTGAATTTCAAGCTCCTTTAAGTACAATGGATATTAAAGGAACTAATTTATCAGCTACAATTGATACATCAAATTATAATATATTTACTACATTATAATTATTAAGAAAGGAGTTTAAAATATGTCTAAACAAACAATAAAACAAAAAGCTGATTCTATACTAGCTGAAAAAACTTCTAAGATTATTCCTGAAAATATAAAGAAAAATACTACTATATTTGATGTTACAGGAACATATGAAGGTAATGGTAATCTTAACATTATATATGATATAACAGAATTACCTAGTACTGCTTCAGATGGTGATATATGCTTACTTAATAAATTGAATGATCAAAAAAATCTAACATATTTAGAATATAAAGGTGATTCTGGCTGGAGATTTGTTGATTATGATGGATATCACCAAGACATATATAATAATATGTATCTTGAAATTGACTTTAATGCTCTAAGTAATATTATAAATTACTTACCTGATTATGCTTCTTTTTCAAATAAATATATTCATCATATACAAAGTGCAAATTCTCCAACTATAATATTAGCTCAAGGAAATAATACTACGGTTTATTTTGAATATAATACAGATCAATTTAGAGTAACTATAGCAACTTTAGCTGAGTCTTATGGCCATTTAACAACAATCGGAAGTTATGTAATTCAAGATATGTCTTGTCCTGGTTCTAATATAACAGTACATCAATTAGTACAAATATTTAGAGCATATGGAGTAATAGATATTCCATTAAGTGATTTATTATATGATCAATATACTACATTCACAATTAATCCTGATAATCAAAATTTAAAAATAATATTTTCTGATGAAACTTATAAATACATTAGTACTCCATTACAATATATTAGATTTAATGATCATATAATTCCTAATATTCGTGTTATAGCTGGATCATTGATAACTATAAATAAACAAGTTATTATTGATGCTTTAAATGATTATTTACGATATAATGGAGATAAAAAGGTGTTTATAAATAATAGCACTGGCGCACCTACTCTTATATTGGCTTCAACTTATAATAGCTTTAATCCTGAAAATAGAGGTGCGTGGTTAGCTCTTGAAGTATCGACAACTGGATCTATTTTATCTTTTCTCGATATTCATGGTAGCTACCATGAATTACAAACTATTGTACCTACAAGTGAATGGAAGTGGGATCCTGAAGAATCTCGTAATATGAAACTTTCAAGATTTATTGAATATATAGAAGCAATAGATGATGCGTCATTTGAAGATATACCTTGGTATGCTGAATGTAGTGGTTATTTTGATGACAGATATCTATATATAGAAGATAGCTCACCTGATTTTGTTGGAGATAAATATATAAGAATTCAATCAGAATTTATAACAACTGAAGAGATTTAGATATGTAAAAAGATAAAGAGGTAGAAAATTTATGCAAATAAAATATTTTGTTAGAACTACAGGAGATAGAGATTTTAATTATGATATAGATTATAAAGCACTTATTGATAAAGAGTATGATGGAGTAAAAAGTTTTATTGATGCTTTGAATACTATAAGTGAATATGATGCTGTATTATTAGAAGATGATTTAGTTTTGTGTAAAAACTTTAAAGAGGAAATTGAGAAAGTTATTTCTGAATATCCTAACACAATTATAAATTTTTTCACAGTACCTGAATTTTATTATACAACACATTATAGTGAAAATTTTTCGTATAATCAATGTACATATTTTCCTAAAGGATTAGGAAAATTATTAGCAGAACAAATGTTACCTATGTATAAACAAGGTATCAAACAATCATATGGTAATTTATTAAGTATATCTCTAAATAGATTAGGTATTCCTCATTTAATATATAGACCTAGTTTAGTACAACATATTGATGGGAAATCTATTTTTCAAAAAACAAGTTTTATATATGAGAGAAATACAATCTATTTTAAAGATTATTTAGATGAGTTAGGTATTGATATGATACAAGCTTTTAAGCGTGAAAATAGATTAAAATTAAAAGAATTATTACAAAAAGATAGAAATATTTGGTATGAAAAATATAAAAATAAGAAAGGAGAAAGAAAGAAATGAAAGTTAAATTTAGTAGATGTAATTCAAATAGTTTAACAAATGTACCACAAGTTGATGGTCAAATGACTTTTGTTAAAGATACTCAAGAAGTATATATGGATGTTGGAAATAATAGAACAAAAGTCACAGATATTATATTCATAAATACTTTATCAGAAGCTAATGGATTATCAAATTATTTAACAAATAAATTATATTATGTTAATGAGACAAATAGATTATATCATTATAATACAACATCCCAACAACTAGAAGAAGTCAAAATGACAGCTGAAGAAACTGTTTATGATAATACAGAATCAGGAATGGAAGCTGATACTGTTCAAGGAGCTATTGATGAGGTAAATACCAAAGTAGAGGAAGTAAATGAAAAAATAGGTACATTAAGTACAGCTTTAGATACTCTTAATGGGGAGGTGATCTAAGTATGAATGAAGAATCAACAATAATGGAAAAATTAGACTATCTAGAAGGCACTAAAACAAGTATTAAAAATGCTATTATATCTAAAGGACAAGAAGTTGATGATAATGATACTTTTAGATCTTATGCTCAAAAAATAGCTAATATTGAAACTGGAACAGATACGTCAGATGCTACAGCCGTAGCAGATGATATAGTAAAAGGCAAAACAGCTTATGGTGCTACTGGAAAAATGACAGGTACTATTAAAGAATATAATGAAAATACTGAATCATATGTAACAGCTTGTAATAATACTACTACATCTAATCCAGAAGAACAAATATATTGCAACAATACTTTAGATAGTAATTGTACTCAAATTGTTTTAAATAATGGAGCTGTAATACCTATCAATAGTTTACCTGTAGATGTTACAGGTAAAAATATAGCTATATGGCATGTTGTAAGTAAAGCTACTACTACTGAAAGTTTTTATACTCATACTTATTTATTAGGTATTGCATCTGATTTAACTGATGTATTTTGGATTGATTCTGTTAATTTTCATATGTATTGTGCTAATGCCGATAAAACAGCAGCTGTGACAGCTACTTATTATAAAATGACTAAACAAGATAGTAATCCAGATTATATAGCATTAGATAGTAGCTTTAATGTAGAAGGTCCTAATTCAAGTAATTATATGAATAGATATGATGTTGCATTAGAGGGAGTGTATTCAACTACTAATTTATATGGAGGTACTAAATTAAGTCAAGCTACATTTTTAAGGAATAAAGGAGCTTCTATAGATTATATGTATTATCAAAAAGTTAATACTGGTCATTATGTTTCTCCTGCAGTAATAAAACGTCACGCTGATGTTATTACTTTATTTAATAATACTAAACTTGCTACAACTGTTGGTTTAACTGCAAACAAAATAGCTGAGGGAGAAAAAATACTTGGAATAACTGGAACATATGCAGGAACAGACACATCAGATGCTACTGCTTCAGCAGAAAGAATTGAAGAAGGTTATACTGCTTATGCAGATGGAGAAAAAATAACAGGTACTTTAAAACCTTTACAACAATATAATTTTGGTGATGCTAGTTATCCTGCAGAAAAAGTAGCCGGAGCAAATAAAATAAGAGTAAAATGTGGTTTAAATACTAATGGTTTATTATTAAGAGATGATATGGACAATAATATTTGGGTTTCTATAATACAAAGTTATTCAGGTATAGCTAATGCTATAGGATTACAAGCAAGTCAAATTGCAAAAGGATCAACTGTTTTAGGTATAGAAGGTACTCATGAAGGTGGAGAAGATTTAACAGAAGAATTAACTGCTCAACAAGCTAAAATAGAAGAATTAGAAGCTTTATTGCAAAATAAATGTGATTTTCAATTTAAAATATATGATACAGTAGCTCATATGGAAGAAGCTGAAGCTCAAGAAGGAGATAAAGCAGTAGTATATACAGAAACATCTAATACTTATAATTTTGAAGGATTTTATAGATATAATGGAACAGATTGGATTAAATTATCTGCTGATATTTCTCAAGATGATTATGATAATGCTTTAGATCAAGCAGAAGAAATATTAGATTAAAATTAAATAATATTAAGAGATCTAATTAATTAGATCTCTTTTATTTTCGTAAAATATTAATAGTATATAAATCAAAGAAAGGAGAGAAACTTTAATGGCTCAATTAAATGATTTATTGACAAATATATCTAATATTAAAAATGATATGAAACAAGCAATTATAAATAAAGGTCAAAATGTAACTAATTTTGCTTCTTTTTCTAAGGCTATTTTAAATATACAATCAGGAAGTGCTGGAGATATACTATTATTTTCTAATATTTCTGAAATGCAATCTAATATAGCTAATGAAGGAGATTTAGCTTTAGTTTATGATATAAATACAAGTAATTTACAAGCTTTATGGCAATATACTAATAATGTTTGGGAACTTGCTCCTGTAGGATTAACTGCTAATAAAGAATATGTAGATTCTGCTATATTTTGGGGAGCAAATGGGGTAGAGACTGGTGTATTACAAGTAAACAGTAATCTAAATACAGAACAAGTTAAAATAAAAGCTCAAGTATATTCAGATTTAAGTGAATTGACTTTAGATGATAGTATAACTAATTTGAATAATATATTTATAAATGATGTTAATTTAGTAAGTATTCCTTCTATGAGCAGTAATAATATTACTGAATGTTTTAGTACTTTTGCAAATTGTTATAATTTAGAATTTGTAGGAGATATTAATTTTCCAAATTGTACTAATTTTAGAGAAATGTTTGGAAGGTGTTATAATTTAAAAACATATCCTATAAAACCTGATACTTTTAAAAATGATGTTATTTACAGATATTTATATGCTGAATGTACTAATCTACCTCCTATAAATATGGTAAATATGACATTTAATAACATTTCTTTAGAAAAAACATTTATAAATGTAGATGTAAGAGAATTACATGATTGTGTATTTACAAATTCAATATTATATCAATTTGCTAGACAAACTAATATTTCCAATATATATAATATTCAAGTTGATAATAGTGATATGAGGCAAGTTTTTTGGAAAAGTGATACTTATCAAGATAGATTTGAAGGACCTGTAATAGTTTCTAATTGTACTTTTACTAATATCTCTAGTATATGGCAACTATTCGTATCTTGTACAAATCTTAGAGAAATACATAATTTATATATTGATAGTACAAATACTTCAGCATTATTTTTAGGGTGTATAAATCTAACTACTATAGATAATTTAACTATTACAAATAAAACTAAAAGTATATATAAAATGTTTTATAATTGTAATAATTTATCTAGTAATAGTTATGCAACTATTGCTAATGCATTACCATTTACAACTAATTTATCTAATAAATATTTATCTTATGCAAATTTAAATGTCAATAAATTTACAAATGATCAATTAAGAATATTAAATAATAAAGGATATATAGATGCTATACCTTCAAATGATGATCCTGATGAAACTGAATTAGGATAAAGAAAGGAGGAAATAAAAATTGTCAGAAATAAATAATTTATTAACAAATATAAGTAATATAAAAGCAGATATAAAATCTGCAATAGAAAATAAAGGTCAAAATGTAACTGACTTTGCAAGTTATCCAAATGCTATATCAAATATAGTATCTGGAGGATCTAAAGGAGTATACTCGTATGATTCTTTAGAAAATATGTATGTTGATATTTCAAATAGAAGTAATGGAGATATAGGGGTAGTATATTATAATATTATAGATAATTTAACAGAAAATACTACGTTTCAAGAAGCTTTATTTCCTAAAACAGTAGTATTAAGTTCTTCTACTTCAACATCTCGTACAGTAGAATTTCGTATAGACCCTGCTGATGGTAATAATCGCTTACGTGGTACTTGGAACAGGCGTGAATTCTATCTCAGAGGTGGGGGGTCACTTAGTACATTTGACATTTACTATACCTCTAATGATGGTCTTACATACACTTTAGATACAATTAATAATAAACGTGTTTCTAGTGATACTATTGTTGATTTTGGTGTAACACTTAAATTCTATTCATCTGGTAGTAGTTTTAACGCATGGAGAGATGCTTATGGTGAGTTTATAAAAGTTAGAAATATAGCTCTTGATGGTATATTTAGACATGATGGAACTAATTTTATATTAGTCAATGCGCAATTAAATGCTAATTTAGAATCAGTATATAATGGAATATTTTATGGGCAATATGGGAAGCAAGAAGGTAATATTGTTAATACTAATTTAAACTTAGCTCAATTAAAAACAAGAGTTAATTTATATGGTAATTTAAGTAATTTGAGTTTGGAAAATCCACAAAATTGCTCGAGATTATTTTCTAATTTAAGAAATATTGTAAACGTACCATATATTAATACTGTAGATACTATTGATACTAGCTATATGTTTTCTATTTGCTATAATTTAGTAGATGCTCCAAATTTTGATACAAGTAATGTAGCTGATATGAGTTGGATGTTTTCATATTGTAATAATTTAGTAAATGTACCGATATTAAATTTGTCTAATGCAACTAATATTAGTAATATGTTTAAGTATTGTAATAATTTATCAGAATTCGCTCTTAATAATATAACTAACTTTGTACCTAATGCAAGTCAGATTCAAAATGTTCTTATTTATAATACAGGTATATATTCAAACAGATTTAGTGAAAAATCTAAGGATATATTATTTAATAAAGGATATTTAGACTGTGACCAGAATACTATTGGTTGGTCTAATAAATATAATATAGGTAATGGTTCATCTTGGAAAACTTATGATAAAGGTGACGATTTTGATAGATACGGTATTACTTTAGAAAATATTTTACATGATTATAAAACATCTGAAAATTCATCTACAAACACTAATTTAACAATTAAAAGTGATGGAGTAGATAATGGTCAAATCTTCCTTGTTAGCACGTTTAGTGGAGGGACAACTTTAAAATATGCTAATATTCAAATAAATACTTGTAATGTTATTTCAACAGAATCAGCATTTATGTATTGTTATAATCTTATAAATATATCAAATTTTGATACAAGTAATGTAGCTGATATGAGTTGGATGTTTTATGGATGTCATAACTTAACTAGTGTACCAAATATGAACTTATCTAATGTAATTAATATGTACTCAATGTTTTCAGATTGTCATAATTTAACAACTATACCAAATTTTGATATAAGTAATGTAGTAGATATGTATCATGTATTTGCTGGTTGTACAAATTTAACTTCTGTACCAAATTTCAATACTCCTAAACTACTTAATTTGCAATATACTTTTTATAATTGTGCTAGCTTAGTAAATGCTCCAAATTTAGAAACATCGAATGTTACTGATATGAAATGCACATTTGAAAATTGTAAAAATTTAAAAAATATATCTAATTGGAATACAATTAATGTTATTTGTATGAATAATACTTTTGAAAATTGTTGGAGTTTATCAAATGTTCCAAATTTTGATACAAGTAATGTTACTAATATGGCTGGCATATTTAAAGGTTGTAATAATTTAACTAATGTACCAAATTTTAATACATCAAATGTTACTAATATAGCTGCAGCTTTTTATGGTTGTAATAATTTAACAACTATACCAAACTTAGATACAAGTAATGTAACTAATATGTATAGTATGTTTTATAATTGCTATAATCTAGTAAATGCTCCGAGTTTAAATGTGGTTAATGTTATTGATATGGCTTGGATGTTTCAAAATTGTACAAATTTAGTAAATGTTCCAAATTATGATACATCAAATGTTACTGATATGAGACTTATGTTTATATATTGTTATAATTTAAAAAATGCTCCGAATTTTGATACAAGTAGTGTAGTATCAATGATTCGTATGTTTTGTGACTGTAATAATTTAGTAAATGTTCCTAATTATAATACTATAAATGTTATAAATATGGATGGTATGTTTGAAGACTGTAATAGTTTAAGCAATACGAGTATACAAAATATAATTAATATGGCATTAAATAGTAATGTATTAAGTAATCAAAGAAATTTAAATCCAAATAATTCATATAGCCCACTATATAACACTAAATTTAATAGTTCATATTACAGTAATAGATTGGATGAACTTACTGCAGCTGGATGGGCATATTAAAAATAAATAAAAATATAAGAGAGATCTAAATATAATTTCAGATCTCTTTATTTCTGTAAAATATTATTAGATTAATGAAAGGAGAAAAATCATATGAGTTATAATTCTTATAAAGAATGGTTAGATGATAATAATTTAAAAATAAATAATTGTATAGATTTAGTAGAAAACTTACCTTCAGGAGGAACTCCAGATGCTCCTTACAGTGATTTATTTAGCATAGCTAATAATATATATAATCCTAATAATATTCCAGATGATAGTGCTACCGCAACATTTACTAAAGATGATGAAGAAATATGTCTACAAAAAGCTTTAAATATTTATAGAGGAGGTATATAAAATAATGAGTGTAAATTTAACAAAAGTTTTAAATGATATTCAAAATGAAAAAACTAATAAATTAAAACCCCAAAACATAAGATATGGTGAAAAAGTATTAGGGGTACAAGGAACATTAAGACCAGTACAAATAGATGGTGGAGATATAGGTTTAGCTATATATGCACAAGATAATACACCAGAAGCAAATCAAGGCATTTGGTTAAAAACTGATAAAACTTGGGACAAAATATATTTAGAAAATGATAATTATAATACTGATTATAAAATTTTATTCTCAAATGATACTACACTAGATCCTGGAGATACAAGTAATATTATTTTAGGAAGAACTGTACCAGTAGATTTATTAAATTGTGATTATTGTCAAAGAGAAAATGTTGCTCATTTTTTCGGTTACTGGAGTTATACAGAAAGTGACAATACAACTATAAGAATACATCAGCATTATACTTATGATTTTGATACAGATACTTGGACACAGTTATCTGCTTGTCCTACACCACAAGGTGGAGGTGGATGTGTTTGGGTAGATGATGATACTATTTATATAATAGGTTCTGCTCATACAGGATATGATAACTATTTATATAAATATACTATATCTACAGATACATGGGAGCAAATTACAGGTTTACTAGATGATTTAGTAGGATATTCTACAGATAGATATGATGGTACAACTAATGCTTTTATAGATGCTTGTTATGATAATGATAGAGGTGTAATATATTTTGCTAGATGTAGAAGTTGTTGGAAATATGATTTTGTAAATGGTACTGTTACTTATTTATGTGCTTCAAAATTTTGTAATAATAATAATGTTTGGACTATTATTAATTATTCATCTACAGGATTTACTGAAGTAGGTCGTAAATATGGTTTATATTATAATAGTGATAAACTTCATTTTAGTACTCAGCAGGGTTATTACCCAAAGAGTAAAGGTTATTATGATATTATTAATAATTCATATGGTTGGTCTTTTAGTAATACAAGTACTTCATATAATACAATTAATAGATATTTAAATAATATATCAGTATTTTTATATTCTGAAAAAGGATCTTCAGTTGATTCATACATAGCTAATATAGGTGATAGTACTATAAGAACTATATCTTCATCAGGTACTCCATTTTCTACTATAAGATGCTTTGGATATGCTTATCCATTACTTTATATAAAAAATGATAATTATGATATGTTATTAAGTATGTATGGAACAAATGCAAGTTCTATGTCAGCTTTAACTTTAAATGATAAATCATATGATTTTGAAACAAATACATTAATAATAAATACAAGAGATGGTTTAATAGAGGGAGCATATAAAACAGAAATATATAGAAATGAAAAAGTATTAAATGGTGTAATCTATAATAGATTTAATGATGTAATCTTATACGATGCTACTCAAAATAAACTTATTAAAGATATAGAAACATATTATGGTAATGGAACAGATTGGATAAAAATAAAATAATTATAAATATAAAAGACTTAGAATTCATTATTTCTAAGTCTTTATTTTTGCGTAAAATATTAATAGATTAAATAATGTAAAGGAGAATGAAATAATATGGCTGAAAATGATACTAATACCACAATAATGAATAAATTAGATTATCTTGATAATACTAAACAGCAAATAAGAACTGCTTTAAGAGAAAAAGGTCAAGATATACCAGCTCATATTCCTTTTAGATCTTATGCTCAGATAATTAATGACCTACAAATAGGTATCGATACATCTGATGCTGACGCTACTGAATATGATATTATTGCTCCTCACACAGCCTATGTAAATGATAGAAAATTAACAGGTAGAATTCCTAAGATAGATACTACCTTTTCTTTTGATAATATTGAAATAATTCAAACAAATAGTTCTGTATCTTCTTTAATAAAAGATTATACTATGACAGATAATAGAATTTTTCATAAAGAATATTTAGATAGTATAGATTTACAAGGTAAAGATTTTCTTATTTATATGAGACCTAATAATAATGAATCTCAAGCAATAATATTTACATGGAATAATACAGAAGATTTAACATTTACACTATCAAATAATACTATGATTTTAAGTTCTCCTCATTTAACTGTTTATACAGATTTATTCTTGAATGGAACTCCATCTATAACAGAAGATCAATATTCAGGAATATATTTTGGAAATGATTCTTATTATTGTACTAAGGATATTTATACAAATAATAATATAGTATTTAATCAATGTGAATTATTAAGTTATGAGTATTTAACAATAAATCAATCATTTGATCAAACTAAAGCTATTTTAAGTAGTGCTAATAATCAAATAAATATAGAACAAACTAATTTAGCTAGAATATTTGGTTTAACTCCAGATGTACTTAAAAAAGGAGTTACTATTATGGGAATAACTGGAACATATGAAGGAGAAATTTCATCTAGTGAGGTAAATCAAATAAATAATAATTTAGAGGAGGTATTAGGAATCAATGAGTAAAGGTGATAGCAATAAAAAATTGATGGTTAATATGTATGATATCAAAGATGATAAAGATACTAACTTATTACCTGAAAATATAAGAAAAAATACTAAGATATTAGGAGTAACTGGTACTTTAGATCCTCAAGCTGATGAATCTGATGCTACTGCTACTTCCTCAGATATAGCTTTAAATAAATCAGCTTATGTAAATAATGAAAAAATATATGGTTCTGTAGTAACAACTGATGATGGATTTGATACAATTACAGCTGATATAGGTACAAATAATGTAACTGTAAAAACAAATCAAATAGAAATAGAAGCTCCTATAGTTACAAATCAAAATGTATTAATAAGACAAAATTCTCAAGTATCTGTAGAAGGAACTATTGATAATTCTATAATAGCTAATAAAGCTAATATTACAGGAGATAAAATATTGGAAGGAAATACAATACTTGGAGTAGAAGGAACTTATGTTCCTTTAGATACATCCGATGCTAATGCTACATCAAATGATATTATAGGAAGTGATAAAACTGCTTATGTAAATGGTCAAAAAATAACTGGTACACCTTATTTCATAATAGATGGTACTATATTTACGCTTACATCAGAAAATGTTACAACATCTCGTTCCAATATTGTAATAAATACTGGCGATATTATTGGTAATTATGTATTAAAAAATAGGGCAAAGATAACTATTAATGTACCTCAAACCGATATTGCTAATGTAGTAAATTTAACTCCAGATAAAATAAAATCAGGAGAAAATATTTTAGAAATTGAAGGAAATGTAATAGCAGCTAATTTAACAAATTTAGATGTTATACCATCTATTAACACTCAATCTATAATCCCAAATAGTCCTTATAATGGTTTTAATGTAGTTAATATTCCTGCTGTAAATGCTAATATTGATCCTAACATAATATCAAATAATATAAGATCAGGCGTAACTATTTTAGGCGTAACAGGAAATGTAAATGAAGGGGTACCAGTATATGAATCTGAAGAAGATCTTCAAGAAGTAGTTGGTTCTGATGGAGATTTAGCTTTAGTAATGAAAAATGAAACTGTCAAATTTGCTGACTTTCCTACATCAATTTCTGTTGGAAGTGCTCAGAATAAAACTCAAGATAGAACAGAATATACTTTAACAGGAGGTAGAGAGGGAGAATCTGGGACTATAATAGTAACAAGTAATTATTCAAGTTCTATTCGAAGATATTATCATTTTTGGAATATTAAATTTACTAATTATTTAGGTGATATTTATAATATTTCATATTCAGGAAATAAATATGATACTCAAACAGTAAATTTTCCTATTTATATAACTAAAAATGGTACATCATTTACCCCAAGTGAAACTGTTTCAATACCAACAGAATTACCTATTATAGAGACCTTACAACAAGCTACAGCCAAACCTCCAACTACTATATGTCAGTATTCTCAGAAGGAAGAATTAAAAGTATCAGGCCTTTTTAGATATGAAACCAATAAATGGAACCTTTATTTCTTTAATGTTACAGATGCTACTGCTAACGTAACAGATGTGGCCTACGGAAAAATATTCTATAAAGGAACTGATAGATATGTAGGTTCATTAGCTGATATAAATGGTTCAACTTCATTCACTACAGGAAATATTACATTAGCTAATTCAAAATTATATTTAAGAAGAACTAATGATCTTATTCTTAGATCTAATTCATTAGGTATAGCTACAACATATGAGGATTTAGCTCAAGCAATAGGCTTAACAGCAGATAAAATTAAAAAAGGAGAAATAATACTTGGAATAACTGGTACATATGAAGGAGAGGTATAAGTAAAGAATCTTAAATTACATGATCAATTAAGAATGAAAAATAAGATGATAACAAAAGTAAATACACTAGTATAATTGATTATTATAATATATAAGAATATAAGAGGTAGTTATAAAATCTACCTCTTATTTTTATGTAAAATATTAATAGAAAAATACTCAAAGAAAGGAGTAATAGAGGATGTCACTTAAAGAAGACTTAGATTATCTTGAAGAAACTAAAAGATTAATTAAAGAAGCTATAAGAGATAAAGGACAAGAAATTACAACAGTAGACACTTTTAGATCTTATGTAGATAAAATATATAATATTTCTACTGGTGGTCATGCTTATTATATACCTAAATTTCAACATTCTTTATCAGATGCTATGATAGGTCAAACATCTACTTTAGCTATTGATAAAGCATATATAACAATGGATTTAATACAAGGAGATATTATCCTTGGTAATTATAATGATGTTAATAATACAAATAATCTAACTATGAATAGTGTTATATCTGTAGAAGAAAATTCATTAATAAATACAAAATATACAATAACATTTACTTATTTAGGAATATTAAAAGGAGTTATAGATACTCAAGATGCTACAGCTGCAGCTATAAATATAGAAACTGGTAAGACAGCATATATTAATGGATCTAAAGTAACTGGTACTTTACAAACAATAGAACCTTATAATAATAGAGAAGTAACAAGTATATATGTCAATAATGATAATACTCTTGTAGAAAATACAATGGGATATCCTATTTTAATGAAACAAAATAGTAGATTATTATTAGATAATAATATTGTAATAAGTGCTTTACATTTAAATGCGGCTGATATAAAAGAAGGAGTAACATTATTTGGATTAACAGGTACTTTGCGTGAATTAGATACATCAGATGCAAATGCTACAGCTGTAGATTTAATAGAAGGTAAAACAGCTTATGTTAATGATGTGAAAATAACAGGTACTTTAACTCCATATTTAGGAACTATTCAATCAAGTACTTCTACTACTTTACAAAATGATGGATTACTTGTTAAAACTCGTTTTAATAATAAGATGTATGCCGACACTAATACAGATATTAGTATTAAAACATCACTAGCTGATACTGCTTCAGCAATTGGATTAACTGCTGACAAAATAAAACAAGGTGTAACTGTATTAGGAATAGCAGGATCTGTAGAACCAATACCAGCTAATACAACAAGAGTAACAACCGAAGGAACTGGATATAGTGCGGATTCTATAACAGAAACAAGTAATTATGTTACTATAGCAAAAAGTTCTATGAATCCTACCTTAATATCATCTAACGTTAATTATAAATATAATGTTAGCAAGACAGCTACAGCAACTGCTATTGGATTAACTGCAGATAAAATAGCTGAAGGAGAAACTATATTAGGTATAGAAGGAACACATTCAGGTAGTGCTATAACAGAAGATGCTACAGCATATGCATCAGATATAATATCTGGAAAAACTGCATATGCGCGAAATACAAAATTAACCGGAACAATATCTGTATATGATGGAAATACTATATTAACTAAAGATGATATAATTTATAATAACAACGGTTTAAGTTATTATTCTGGTTTATTTGATACTACTGGTTATGTAATTAAAAATGGAAGAATAATAATGACAGCATCAGACAGTGAAATTGCAAATGCTGCAAGCTTAACTTCTAATATGATAGCAAATGGAACAACATTATTTGGTGTATTGGGAACTTATGTTGGAGACAGTGCTATATCTCAAGAAGAATATGATGCTTGTGAGGCTTTAGCAAATTCAATATGGCCTAGTGCTATATAAAATGGAGGTGAATCAATGAGTAACTCATCATTATATAATAAATTATATAATATAAATCAAGAAAGAATACAAAAAATAACAGCTCAAAATATAAGAGCTGGAGTAAATATATTTGGAACTGTTGGTAATTACACATCTGATGCTAATGCTCAAATTTTAGATATAGCTGAGGGAAAATCAGCTTATGTTAATGGTATTAAAACATTTGGTGTCTTAAAAGAATATAATGAAGTTAATTCAATGCCTATACATAATATAAGTATGGATACAATTAATTCAAATCTAAACGCGCAGTTTATAGATAGAAGATTTATTAATGGCCAATGGAGAACATTTTCTCCAGGAATTATAAGAAATGGTGCTAATATAACTATTCCTTATAATACAATAACTAATGCTTTAGGAATAAGTCCTACAGATATTAAAAAAGATGTTAAAGTATTTGATATAACTGGTACCTATGATGCTTCAACAGAATTTGAAGGTATCAAAATGGATCCTGTAGTACCAAGTAATAATGCTATATCTCTTACTAAAAGTATTTCTGAAATATCTGGATTAGATACAACAAATGGTACAAATATGTACGGGTTCTTTAGTGGATTAGGAGGTCTTGTCAGTGTATCAAATTTAGATTTAACAAATGCCACTACTTTAAACAGTCTATTCAATAATGATTATAAATTATCTACTTTAAAATTTATAAATATATATAATAGCGAAGTTAGTAATATTCCTGCTAGTTATATGTTCGCTAATTGTAATTCTTTGACAGATCTTGATGAAACTGTTAGAATGCCTAAAATTATTAATCATGCATCTAGTATGTTTCTTAACTGTTCTAATTTAGTAAATATAAATACTGTTATAAATATCAGATCTAATGTCTGTGATAGTATGTTTAATAATTGTTCTCAGCTTCAAGATATTAGTAATATAAAATTTATTTCTTCTGGAAGTAATACAACAACCTCATATATGTTTGATAGATGTAAGAAATTAAATTTTGAATCTTTAAACTTACAAGGGTTTGGCTTAAATAATCCTTTTGGTATGTTTCAGTTTAGCAATCTTCATAGTGCTTCCTTAATAGAAAATATATTTAATAACTTGTCTATTCTTCAACTTAGGCCTTATATGTTTTATGAAACTAATATAGATAGAGCTCCTCATATTGAAAATTTTGAACATGTATTAGCTAATTCATATTCATCACCGCTTCATGGATTTGATTATACCTTTTTTAATTGTTTTAATCTAAAAGAAGGAGATATTTATATGCCTAATTTTAGATGGTGTAGAGATTTTAAATATACTTTCAGCAATTGTAGTAATTTAATATCTTCTAATATAAACTTATACGACAATTGGATAGTAACTAATAATGCAAATGCTTATAATTTTATTAATACTTTTTTTAATTGCAATAATTTAGCAACTGTAAATTTTGATTGTGATAACTCAACTTTTTATTTTTCATCTACTTTCAGTAATTGCACTAATCTAACTTCTGTTAAGATGCCTACAAATATGAGGATTGCTAGTAGTACTTTTACTTATGTATTTAGAAACTGTAGTAAACTTGAAAATTTAGATGAGTTTATAGATATGGTTGCTTCTACTCCAAATCTTTATGCTCAAGGTGCTTTTTCAGGATGTACAAATTTAAAATATGATAAGGAAATAATTCTAAATATAAATAATTTTTCAAGCATGGCTCAAACTTTTTCAGGATGTGCAAATATAACTAATAATTTAACTATAAATTTAACCACAAGTGTTAATACTTATCCTACTAATACATCAGGTTATATCAGCGAATCTGGATTCAATAGTGCTCATTATATTATAAATTATACTAATTTATCTAATACATATTATTCTACACATATACATAATTTAGTAACTAATTGTAATAATATAAAAGATGTCACTTTTGATATTAATTTAAATAGTATTAAACAAAATCCTAATAGTAATGGATTAGGATTCTATAATCTAATTTCAAGTTGTCCTAATTTGATGAATGTTGATTATAATTTTGCTATATATAATGATTATCATAAAATATGGTATCCTGCTGAGTCATCAATAATAAGTAATTGTTCTAATGTAACTAATATAAATGTAAATATGATATATGGAAAAATAAATAATTCTACTATTGCTAATTCTACTTCTTTTGGATACAGTCCTATCATTTATACAGTAAACAATTGTCAGAACTTAACTTCTTTTAATTTAAATATAGATATATCAACAAATATTTCTTATTTTCTGATAGCTAATAACTGTCCAAATCTTGTAGATATTAATTATAATATAATATTTAATAATGGATTTGATTATATAACTAGTGCTAATTATTTATTTAGAAATTGTCCTAATTTATCTGATAATCTTATAGATAATACATTAGGATTATTAAATAACATTCCTAATTATAGAGGAAGTAAAAAATTATCTATGGTGTTTAATGATTGTAATATATCAGATATTAGATATGAATCATTAAATAATTATGCTGGACTTGCTGCAAAAGGATGGACCTTTAGATAATATAAATAATTAATAAGATAGCCTGAGAAATCATTAAAAAATCTCAGGCTATTTTTATGTAAAATATTATTAGAAATTATACAATGAAAGGAGATAATTATAAATGTCAATTAAAAGTGATTTAAATTATCTAGAAGAGACAAAAGGGCTTATCAAAGAAGCTATTATAAATAAAGGACAAGATATAGAAGATAATACTCCTTTTAGAGACTATGTAGATAAAATAGATAATATATCTACAAAGCCTATAAAACCTATGGGTGTTAAAGTATATAAAAGTATTGAAATATTAGATGATCAAGCAGATCTTATTAATTATTATGTACAAGGAGCTCAAACTGGAGAATTTGCTAATTTAAATTGTTATAAATTTCATTTTAATTATTTAGACACTAATTCTGTAAATCCATTTTATGGAGATTTAAATATAACAGATACATCACCTGATTTAATGAGATTATCTTTTTATGCTTATTCTACAAATGGTAGTAATTTACCTGCTACTAAATATTATTTTAATAATATGTATACTCAAGCATATATTCAAATTGCTAGATCTTTAGGGTTATATGATGTATATGTAGCAAATTTCTTAAATAATTATGGTATTACAGAAGAGCAATTATTACAATTTAATGGCTGGTATATAATAGAAAACAATACTCTTGCTACAACAACTGCTCCAATTATTAATCATTGTAATCTTAGTTGGATTATTAAATGTACCGTTCAAGATTTTTTAACTGGTAATATATCTGATATAGATCAGATTCATGATTATATTGATTTTGATGAAACCTTATTAAATATAGTACTTGAAGATGAAGATAGTTTTAATAATATTTATGAATCACAAAAACAATTACATGGAGGCTTTTTACAACAAGCTTCTGCTAATGTTGATGATTTAAAAATTGGTAAAGTAGCTTTTACTCAATTTGGTAAAATAATAGGTACAATAGCTGACAATGGTCAATTAAATTATACCCCATCAACATCACAGCAAACAATACCAGCTGGTTATACATCAGGTGGAATAATTGCACCTGTAACATCTAGTATAGATAGTGATATAACACCTTCAAATATTAGAATGGGAGCAAAAATTTTAGAAGTTACAGGAAACTATACATCAGATGCAACAGCTACGGCTGAGAATATATTAAGTGGAAAAACAGCTTATGTTAAAGGTCAAAAAATAACAGGTAATGTTATTCAATTTGGTCATGCAGCCACTGAATATAGTACAGACCCTGCCACATCAGTAGACGTTAATGTCTACACTGGTGGTAAACATTTTATAGAAGGTCATACAGGTGCTCTGACTGATAATAGATTTGCTTTAGCTGGAAATACTATGAGTATGTTGATTGAATATAGTCTTTTAACTCAAGCCTTGCAGTTAACTCCTGACAAAATAAAAGCTGGAGTGACTATTCTAGGAGTAACTGGAACTTATGGAGGACAAGGAATAAAAGAATATGCTTCAGAAACAGATATGAATAATGATATAGATAATATAGCAGAAGGAGAAGTAGTTAAAGTTGTAATAAATGGAACTACTGCATTTTATTTAAAAGAGACGACTATGAAAAAACTAATAAAAGAAGAAGATACTTTATCAGCATCAGAATATGATGAAGCAACTGATTTATCTGACGATATATTAGGAACTAATGAAAGTTAGAAAAGAGGTGGTTAGATAAATGTCAAAATTAGTAGATAATTTAAGAGAAATAAGAAGACAAAAAATAGCTTATATAACTCCAGGTAATATAAAATCTGGAGTTACTATATATGGAGTTACAGGTAATTTAGGAGAAGGATCTTCATCTGGATCTGAATCAATTCCTTTAGATTCTATAATAAATAGATCTAATCTACCATATATGTTACCAGGGTTTATTATAGATATTAGTGAGAAAGATCCCGCTATTATCAGTGAAATTACTCGTGATGATTTTCAATATTCTAATGCAATCTTTACCATACCTAAACCTTCAGATGATGCTAATGAATGGAATTTTAATATTGATGAAGGATATATTTATATTCCTTCTAAAAATACTTTATATATAGCTAATGCATTTAATTTTATTTTATGGCCTGATCCAAGTACAAATACTTTTAAAATAACTTGTATCTATGGTGGAGATATTATAAAAATTACGATACCTTCTAATTTATCTAGTACTCCATTTTATAAATGGAAGGAAAATGATGAAGGTAATGTAGAATCTTTATCTTTTAATATAGGAGATGTAGTAGATGAGATAGAAGCTGAAGATAATAAATTTTACATAAGTACATCTTGTAATATATATAACTATAAAGAATCTGGAGAGATGGATCCTGAAACAGGAAATCCAATATGTACTTATGATGCTTCTAGTTCACAATCTACTTTATTAAATTTAAGTACTAATTCATGGCATTCTTTACAATATACTTCCTATATAAATCAAAATGGGTATATAGAAATAGGAGATGCTTGGATACAAATATTGAATCTAGATTCCTCTAATACAACCCCTGGAAGGTGTATTATTCCTGTTGGAGATAATGACTCTGTTACTATGAATGGATATTATACTAAATCTTTTACCGATGATGATTTTCTTTTATCAAATATTTATTGGTTTTTAACGAATTCTATTCAAGATGGAATATCTAATAATATTTCATTATGCACTTTATTTGTTATAACAGGAGTTCTTTTTGATGATGGTAATAACAATATACAAGATTATAGTGGATTATTTGAAATTGCATATTTATCATATGGTGTATTTAAATTACAAAGTTTAAATAATCCGGATATATTCTTTTATATACATCCTAAAGAAGAAAATCCTGAAGAAGGTACTTATTCATTATTTTTCTTTAGTGAAGAGGATAATTTTAAAGGATTTAAACAAATTGGTGAAGGGGGTTCTAATATTGATACATCAGAATTATTAAATTTAACCGATGAAATTTTACATCAACATCCTTCAACAGGTATAACTCATGAAATACAAGAGAGTCCATCAAGATAATAGAAAGGAGAATAAATAAATGGAAGATTTAATACAAGATTTAAATTATATTAATGAATTAAAAAATCAAGCTTATGAAAAATGTTATCAAATATTAGGTGAAGCACCTGCATTTTTCAATCCTTATTGGACTGTAAGAATTATCAATCATGAATGCAACACTGAATTTACTATAGAAGATGTTCAAATAATTAATGATTGTTTAGAATATTGTGAAGCTCTAGTTGGTAATGAATATCATGTATATTTCGATTATAAAACAGGAAATTATGGTCCTAATGCTCCTGAAAGCGAAGACGGAGGCGGAGGACAAGCACTATAATAAGATAATTAGAAAGGAGGATAATTAATGCAAAATTTATTAAATATGATAAATAGGATAGATATGCATATCCAAAACATTCAACCTGAAATGATAGCTACTGGCTATAATATATTTGGGATAGAAGGATCTGCCATGATAGGAGGAGATACATCAGATGCTACTGCTTCAGCATCCGATATTAGAGAAGGGTACACTGCATATGCACAAAATAGTAAAATAACTGGTACTCTTAATATAATGAATGAAGTAAAAAATATAACATCAGATGCAACTGCTATACCTGGAGATATAGCTGCGGGAAAAACTGCTTATGTCAATGGTCAAAAAATTAATGGTACTTTGACACCTGAATTTGAGCATAATCCTAATTCTAGTTCAGGATTAAATGGTATACAACGATTTATAGGTAGTTTTAATACTATGCCTAATATTAATACAACAGGAATACATGATATGAGTAATATGTTTAATGATGCTGGTAATCTTCAAGATATATCTCCCTTTGACACATCTAGTGTAACTAATACATCTAATATGTTTAGGAATACTTATTTTAGATATAAACATAATTCTCAATATGGATATATACCTGCAAATTTATATAATGCATCTTTTGCAAATGTTATTAATGCTGAATGTATGTTTATGAATTCTAAGATAAGTAATATTTCTCCTCACTGGAATTTTAATAATTTAGCTTTTGCCAATTTTATGTTCGAGGGAAGTTTTGTTACAAACTTTGAAAATATGACATTTCCAAATTTAAAAGAAGCTCTTTTTATGTTTAGCAATGCCTATGATTTAAATATTATAACAAATGTTAGTTTTCCTGAACTTCTTAATTGTTTTCAAATGTTAAATAATACTAGTAATTTAAAAGTTATAAATGGATTACATATGCCAAAAGTGACATCTTTTAGTACAGGAGTACCTAGTGTTAAGTCTATGTTAAATTTAGATTTACCAAATGTTAATAGTATGGTAGTTCCTATAAGTGTAGAAGAGATATCTTTTATTAATAAATTTACTCCAATTTCTTTGGCTCGTATGTTTCAGACTTGTACTAAACTAACAAATATATCTTTTGAAAATTTAGATACATCTAATGCTACAAATGCTTGTCAAATTTTTGCTAGTTGTAATAATTTAACTAATTTTCCAGAATTTAATTATATTAATTGTAATAATTTTTCCTATGCTTATACTAAATGTACAAATCTAATAAATATATCAAATATTAAATCAGGTGTAGCTAATACAGATTGTACTCATATGTTTGATGGCTGTATAAATCTAACTGATATTAATAATATAAATATATCTAATATTATTAAAAGTTCTTCAATGTTTTATAATACTAAGATAATAGAATTAAATGAAACTAAAATACAATTACCTAATATACATAATGCATATGCATTATTTACCTCTATGCCTCTTTTATCAACTGTTAGTAATCTTAATTTAGGTACTGCAACAAATGTTAGATATTTATACAGTAATTGTCCGAATTTAGTAAATGTTAGTATAATTAACATTAATGGAGCTACAGATATATGGGGTATGTTCGAAAATTGTCCTAATCTTTCAAATAATAGTTTAAGTAATATAATGAAGACATGTATAAATGCTATAAATGTTACAAATAAATCACTTAATAGAGTATTTGAAAATTATGATTATATACATAAATGTATGAACTTACCTGAATATAGTGATATGATTAATGCTGGATGGAATATATCAGATTCAGCTGTATAAGAAGTTATAATAAATAGGAGGTAGAAAAAATATGATTGATGTAATCATACCGGCTTATAATAGTCAAGATACAATAATTAGAACTTTAAGCTCTATTGCAATGCAATTAAATAGAAAAGATCTTAAAGTAACAATAGTAAATGATGGAGGAAAAGATTATAAAGAAATAGTAGAAATCTTTAAACCACTAATTGATATTCAAGAAATAGGATATGAAGTTAATAGAGGGCCTGGATATGCAAGACAATACGGTATAGATAATACCAAAGAAGATTTTATAACATTTATAGATGCAGATGATACTTTTTATGAAGCATGTTCTCTTGGAATGTTACAAAAACCTTTACTTGATACAAATGCTAAATTTATAATAAGTCCTTTTATTCAAATAGGAAAGGAAATAGGACAACAAGCTCCTATGAATGCAAATCTAGTTTGGGTATTTGGTCATATGTATAGAAGAACTTTCTTACAACAACATAACATTAGATTTACATCTACAAGAGCAAATGAAGATGTTGGATTTAATAATATGTGTAATTTAATTGCTCAACATGATATGGGAGAAGAAGGTGGAAAAATATTAAATATCCCTACATATGAATGGCATTATAATGAAGCATCTATAACAAGGAGAGGTAAAGATGAATATGAATATGGTATATGTACTCCTGGCTATATTTTCAACTTACATCACGCTTATGATGTAGCTCAACGCGAGGGGGTTTCAATGAAGAAAATAGCTTTACCTGCACTTGAAACTGCTTTTTCTTGTTTCATATATTATAATGTAGCTCTTGCAAAAGAAGTTCCAAAAGAAACTTTAGCTGCTATTGAAGAATTATCTAGAAAGTTCTATTATGATTACTATAAACAAATACAAGATTATATTTCTAAAGATGAATATAAAAATATGTATACCAATTCAATGAATTCAAAAGGAAATCATTTACAAGGTATTATATTTAAAATGACTTTAGATCAATTCGTGGAATTAATGTTTTCTAAAGAAGTTGATCAATCTACGTATGAAGAACTAGAAAAAAGTGTACAAAATGTTGCAGAACAATTAAAATAATCTTTTATAGACCTGATCTATATTCAGGTCTATTTTTATGTAAAATATTAATAGAATCAAAATTATAAATATAAAGGAGAGACTAACTATGATTACAAAATTAAATTTAGAAACTGAAGCTAATAGTTTAGCTACTAAAGCTGATGGTAAAGCTGTTTTAGATACAAAATTTAATCAAGAATATATTATAACAAATATAGATGAAAATATATTAATAGAAGAAGGATATAAATATATTGGAGATAGTGAATATACACAATGTCCTATATATCAAAAAGAAAATATATATGGAATATTTATAGATAATTCCTTCAGATTAGGTGAAGGATTATTAACAACAGAAGAAGAATTAAGAAAAGAAGAAGGAGAGAATGAAGGATAATGTCATATGCAAGAATGTTAGAAACAGGTACATATATATGGCCAGATGGAGAAAATGTAAATTTTAAGACAACTCCTATTTCTAATAGTGACATTAATATCTTTCTAGCTAGATTATATGATACTCGAAGAAATGAATTTAAAGAAAGAGTATTAGAAGGTAGAAGACTAATAGAACAGAATAGGATGGATAAATTATGTTAGAATGTAAATGTGAAGAATTTTATAAACAAGATAATCCAGCAGAACCTATCAAAGTTGGAGATATAATATCTTTAGATCCTAATACAAATAAAGTTAAACGAGCTTTTAACAAAGGTAAAAAGCAGGATCAACAAATTATACGGTATTTGTTATAAAATTGAAAATAACCTTATTTATGTCGCAAATAAAGGCATATATGATGTAAATTCTAAAGGTGGTATTATGTGCTTAGGAGATAAGGTAAAAGTATCAGAAGTCCCTGGCAAAGCTGAAGCTATAAGATATGATAAATTAGATGAAAGACAATTTGGTATTAGATCTGTTGGGAAAGTAATTAAATTATATGAGAATTATGATAAAGTACAAATTCTTATAGATATTGAATAAAATATTGATTTATCGATTAAGTTGTTATATAATAATGATAACAAACATCTTTTGCGAGAAGTTATTGTTATATTTTTGTTATGAAAAGAAGACTAGTTATAATAAATAACTAGTCTTTGTTTTTATGTAAAATATTATAGAAGAGTAGGTAGAAAGTATTAATTATAGAAAGGAGCTCACATGCGGACTTTTAAACAGACAAGATTCAAGAATCTATAGAAGATATTTTAGTGAAATGTGCAAATTAATAGGCATTTCTGTTGGCTATCAATATATAACAGAGAAAAATATGACAATTCATAGCGAAGATAATAGTAAGCTTTCTCTACCTATAAGAATTGATGTCTTATTTGATGAAAATCCTTCTGTAGATACTTTGAATAGAATAGGATGGACCAGTGAATTAACTGAGTCTCCTGTAATAGTTAACATGCCTTACAATACTCCTAAATTAACAGTTAACACTAGAATCACTATAGAGAGTACAGATGGTGTATCAAGACCTAGAGTTTATAAGATTACTAAAATACAAAGTGACCTTGAATATCCTGATGCATTCACTTGTGTGGCAGTGCCTGTTTTCGATCAATATCCTCAAAAAAATCAATATACTCTTGTTAATCATGAAAAAGTTTCTCAAGATAAGGCAAGAAGAACTTCTAAAGATCAGCCAAATATGTCTTATATTACTGGTAATGAGGAAATAGATAATACTCCTGAAAGACATAAAGAATGGGAGGAGAAATATTCTTTTATTGATGATCGAAAAAGTCCTTATAGTGGATAGTTGCTTATGTTAATTAAACAGATTCAATTTACTAATTGCACTGAAGAAGAGTTAGGACTTATTCCAGATTTTTTAGAGTGGTTAATAGATAACATGTATATGAAATTAAATACAAAAATAAATAGACGAAAAATAACTCTTAGATTAAAATATCTTATGGAAGTTCCTTGGATAAATTGGAATAAAAAAACTGATATAACAGATACTCAAACTATAATGGAATGTATATATGATTCATTTTCATATGAAGAACAAAATTATGGTTTATGGGTACTTACCACTAACTCTAATGTAATATTACCAAATACTACTACTTCTTTTGATAGAATTATCAGATTTTTAGAATATGGTGATATTAAATTCAATGCTACAGGTATGTTTAATAAATTAAATAATGAATATAATTACCATAAAATAAATAATTTATGGAAAACTTTTATATTGACAAAGTATGGAATCGGGATAACTGATTCAAAATTATTAACAGATTAGGAGAGTATTTATGTCAGAAGAAATTTCTAGTAAAAGAAAAGTAGAACAAAGAATAAATGAACAAGATGTTTCTGTATATGCTTATGATAGATCTATTGTAGAAGATTTTAGAGCTAGATTTAAAAATTCAGATCCTAAAAGTAAAGTAAATGAAAATGTACAAATAGGTGCACCAGAATTAATGTTTAATATATTAGGATCTTTAGAAGAAGATAATGTAGTTATGCCTTTTATATCTTTACAAAGATTAGATTGGCAGTTAAATCTAGATAGACAAGGATTTCAAACCTTTATAGGTGATAAAGTATATACAAGATTAGGACCTGATGATAAACCAACTCAGGTTAGAGCACAAGTAATTCCTATAACAATTAATTATAGATTAAGTGTATGGAGTGCTGATAGAATAACTAATGATGCTCTTGTGAGAGAAATATTATGGTATTATCATCTAAGACCATCTTTAATGGTTTATGTAGGTCATGGATTAAATATAGCTCATAAATTTAATATCTACTTTAACTCTGGAATAGAGGATAATTCTGATATAGCTAATCATGTTAATAATGGAACTTATTTTAGACAAGATTTGACATTTTATACAGATGATGCTTATTTATGGAGAGCTAATTGGCAAGATACTGTTAAGATAAATACTAATGTATCTTTTAGTTATGAAAATAGCGACTTGACAATTAATAATAAAGATTTAGTTAAATAACGTTATTAAATTTTAAAACCCTATTTAATTTTTATATATAAAAAATAGGTAAAATATTATAAATGAAAGAAAAGGAGTAAGATTATGACCAGAGTGATTAATATAGGGGCTCAAGCTATTAGTTTAGATCATATAACTATAAATCCTGGAGATAGTCATACTTGGCTTAATTCTGAAGTATCTTTTTCTCTTAACAGAAAAATAATTAGATTAAGAGGTATGGGACTTATTCAGGTTGAAGAATATTCTGATTTATCAGATATAAATATACAAGAACCTCAAGAAGAGATAATTGAAGAACCTGTTGAAGAGATTAAGTCTGAAATGGTTAGAGAAAGACCTAAAACAAGAAAAAGAAGTACTGGAAAAAAATCTCAAAGAAAGGAAGCGTAATATATGTTATTATTAGAAGCAGTTGAAGTTCATGATAAATTAAATCCAGATTTATGGAATAGTGATAATACAATAAAAACTGATGTATATAAGAAGTTATATGATATATCTCAAGAATTTTTAAAATTTATAGAAATACCTTTAAATATAGTTGATATAGAAATAGTAGGATCTAATGCTTCATATAATTATAATGAAACTTCTGATATTGATTTACATATTATAGTTAATTCAGAAGTTAATTATGTTGATCCTGAAATATTAAGGACTTTATATAATGCTAGAAAAGGATCTTTCAATGATAATTATGATTTAAATATAAATGGTATTCCTGTGGAATTATATATTGAAGATGTTAAAGATGGAAATGCTACAAATGGAAGATATTCTATATTAAAAAATGAATGGGTATCATTTCCAAAACCTATTACATATGAAATACCTGATATATCTGCATCTTTAGAAGAATATATAGATAAGTGTGAAGATGTTTTAAATGGAACAGATCCTGATAAAATTTTAGAATTAATTAATGAAATATATATGATGAGAAAATTAGGATTAGCTGAAGATGGAGAAGCTTCAATAGGTAATTTAGTATTTAAAGAATTAAGATCTATGGATATGTTAAAAATTCTTAAAGATAAATATTATGAATTAAGATCTAAAGATTTATCTTTAGAAGAAGGATTAACTACCACTACTAAAACAATAACTTTATCTAATAATTCTATAACATCAATAACTAAACCACAAATATATTTTAAAGGAGAATAAAAAATGTCATCTTTTTCAGATTATAGTAAGAAAGTTAAATATGATTATATATTAAATGCAACAGTGCATATTGATAATAAATTTCATGATTTAAAAGGAATAGAAAGTCTTATAGATAATGAAGACTTTCTTCAAATCTATTTTCCACAACCAGGTTTAGGTAGAGTATATGTTGATGTAAACATGGAAAAAGGATTTTTATTCTTTAGATTTGGTATAACTGAAACAGATAAGAAAGAAGATTTTACATCTAAAGATTTAAAAGATGATATTATAGAAATGATTTTATCACTTAATAAAAATATAGATTATTTTAAAGATAATAATATAGAAAGAGGTGATATTAAATTGCATATAATTAAAGATACTGAAAGTTATGATAGAAAACTTGTTAATGAAGGTAAGTTAACATTTGTTTCTGATATGACCGAAATTCTTAAACTAACTGATGAAGGTAAAGTTGAATATTACATAAATAATGGATTAAAAGAATCTTTTGATTTTTCTAAACAAAAAGTAAATACTCTTTGTGAATCATTAGTTCAACAAGGGGCTTGGCTTGAGGAAAGTGAAGAAATGAATTATAATAATATAGATTTAGAACAAACAGAACAAGATTTAAAAACAGGAATTGCTCAAGTAGATAGAATTCAAAATTTAAAGGATGAATTAATGGATAAAGTAGATAATTTAATTAATGAATCAAACCAAGAAACTTGGGTTATTAAAAATAATAAAACAAATAGATATTTATCTGAGAAATCAAATAATGATTATTACTGGGTAAAGGATATAGAAAAAGCTAGAAAATTTTCAAGTTATGAAGATGTATTTGATTTCATTGAAAGAGAATCTAAATTTGGAAATAACGGAGCAGATAATTGGGAAGAAGTTCAATTAAATGAATCAAAACAATTTCCTTCAACTGAAAATACAAAGAAAAGATTATGTTATAATGATATTAAGGGATTAAATTTAATAGATAATTATTTAGATGAAGATCAAATAAAATGGATAGAAGAAAATATATCAAATAAATATCACTTTGAGGAAGGCTTTAAAAATATTTATAGTTTATTAGAACTTGATGATAATGATCATTTTATTAGTATTGATGAATATATTGATAATATTCAGTATATGAATAAGTTAGATAATAAGGAAGGAGATAATAAAAATGTTTAAATCATTTAAAGAACAAAAAGAACTTAAAAAGAAAGCTGAAGGTAAAGTTGTAGAATTACCTAATGAAAAAGAAGTTCTAGAAGTTAGTACTGAACCAGTAGATACTAAAATAGAAAAAGATGATAAAAATACTTTTGAAGAATTTAAAGTACTGTATAAAGGACAAATTGATGATAAATGTTTAGAAGATTATGGAACAATAGAAGATGAAAAATTATGGGAAGATACAGCTAAAGAATTATTTATGGCTTCAGAAGACTACATTCCAGATGAAGATGATAAAGCTGAAAAAATAGAAGAAGCTAAAGAAGTTAAAAAAGAGTCTAAAGTTACTGATTATATAGATAAGGATGAGTTAGATATATTAATTAAAAATAATAAAGTATTAGGTAATGTCACAAAAAATTATGAAGCAATAGAAGATATGATATTAGATGTAACTACAGACATGGGTCATTCATATTATAAAGTAATCAAAAATGATGATGGAAGTTTTGAAGCATATTGGATAGATAAGAGTGGTAAGAAATTAGGAGATAGTTTTATTTTAAAGGAAAATAAAGATACATCTGATAGATACCAAGTAAGAGAATTTGAAGGACCTGGAGCAAAATTTGGAGTATATGATACTAAAGAAAAGAAATTTGTTCAAAAAGGTTCTAAATATATAATGAATGCAGCTTGCAAAGATTTAAATGAAAAAGGTAAAGTTACAGAATCATCAATTATAAAAAGTACTCTAAAAGAAATGATGAGTAGAAAGCAAGAAGCTATAGAAGAAGGAGCTTGTATATTTGAATTAAAATTTGACTGCTCTAATGAAGATACTTTTGGAGTTGGTTATGAATTAGAAAATTCAATATCTGATATATTATATAAAGTAGCTGATAAAGTTAAATCAGGAATGCTAGATAGTTCTATATTAGATATTAATGGAAATAAAATAGGATCTTATGGATTAGGATATGAAGGAGTACAATCAGGATTAACTGAAGCAACTGATGCTGATATAGAAGCAGCTAAAAAAGATTCTATAGAAAAAGGATTATATTGTGAAGCTAGAGAAAATGATGTAGAAAAAAGAATTAATCAAGCTAAAGAATGGAAAGAAAAAGTAGAAAATGCAGTTGAAGCTGATGATTTAGAAGATATAGCTAATGAAATATTAGAAGCTACTGAAGATATAAAAGATATAAATTATGCAGGAGAGGATATATATTCAGGATTTCAAAGAGTAATGGATAACGGAGATGCAGAAGCAAGAGGTCCTGTAACATATGTTAAATCTGTAAAAAGAGATATGCAAAATATTTTAGATGATTTTATTGATAACTATGAAGAAGCTTTTAATGAAGAATCATTAGATGAGTCAAAAACTATTAAAAAAGAAGGATTATATGATGAATGTTATCAAACATCAGATAGAACTACTTTAAAAGAAATAGCTTTAAATGCTATATATGTTGCTGATAACGATAATTTAATTATAAAAGAATTAAAAAGTAGATTATCAGATGATGAAAAGAAAGAATGGAAAATAGAATTAAATAATTTTATAGCTAAACCATATGATTATATAGCTAATAATTATTTCAGAATGCCTCTTGAATTATTAAGAGAAATAGCTCTTGATGCTGTTTATGTAGCTAATGATGATGCTACAATAAGAGAAGAAATAAAAGAAAGAGGAGTTATAACAGAAGAGGTAGAAGAAGAAATTGCTGTTACAGATGGAGAGAATTTGGTTAATAGTGCAATGGTAATATATGTATCAAATGAAACATATATAAAATATTATAATTTAGATAAACCATTAACTATTAATGAATTAAAAAATATAAGATTAAAAATTAAAAATCATGAAATGTATGTAACTGATATAGCTGATAAATTAGGAGCTAAAGAAGTTAAATCTAAAAAAGAATTAATACCAAATACTTATATCATGAAAATAAAAGAAAGTGATTTCGATAATTTAAATGAAGGTATAGAATGGAAGAAAGATGTTCATGATAAAAATTATGATTATCATAATGATGAAGATGGTAAATATAGACGTTTTGATTATGATGATACTGTATATGATCATGGAACATTTAATGTAGATGGTCAAAACTTCTCAGTAACACATATGATAAATAGTTATAGAGCTCCTCAACATAATAGTACATTTAGTATAAGTTCAATTCATCCATATGATGATGCTGATTATCATTGGGCATCAGCTAAAGAAGATGAAGGTTTTTATACAATATATTATAAAGGAAGACCAGTAGAAAAAATAAATGTTACAAATGTAGCTGATGATGCTGAAATAGAAAGAGTAGCTAAAAGAGTATTAGAATTAGATGTAAATGAAAAGATAGTACCTAAAATTGATAAAACTTAATCTATAAAAATTGATAAGAGAGTAGTAATACTCTCTTATTTTTATGCTCGTTTAAAAATTTCAAAAACTATTCTGTAAAATATTATTGATAGATAAGAGTATGCTCTAAATCTATCTAAATTTAGTATACGAAAAGAGGAGAACTAAGTATGGGAAAAGCTACTATTATAGAAGCTCAAAACTCTAATACAGTATATGAACAAGGTTCAAAAGGAATATTAGGAAAACTAAAAGGAATATTTGCAGATTATAAGCATGGTACTAGAAATGCTGATAGACTATATACTGAAGAGTTATGGGATAATAGAGTTTTTGGATCTGAAGATGTAATGGAAGCTTTGGAAACAAAAACATTATTTGGTGAATTAGATCACCCTGAAGGTGATAGATGTGAAACACTTGCTAAGAATGCAGCTATATCAATTACTAAACTAGAGAAAAGACCTGAAGAAGGAGTAATATATGGAGAAGCTGAAATATTAGATACTCCAACAGGTAGAATAGTAAAAGCATTAGCAGATTCAGGAGCAAAATTAGGAGTAAGCTCTCGTGGTATGGGAGAAGAAATATATGAAAATGGTCAAAATATAATAGATCCAAATACATATGATTTCATTACATTTGATGTTGTAGTTACTCCTGCAAATACTAAAGCTAGAGTTGCTCTTGCTGAAAGTAAACAGCTTAATACTTTAACTGAATCATTAAAGAAAGAGATTAATGAATGTGAGACAGAAAATCAATTGCAACAAGCTAAAACAGTTTTAGAAAGTGTTGCAGTTTCTGATAAAGAAAATTTAGTTAAAGAAGTTGAAAATAAATTAGCTCAACTAGATGCTTCTAAGACAGAGAATAAATTATTAGAATCAAATAAAGCTATTGCTTTAAAATTAATAACAGAAAAATATGAAGAAGCAAAAGCTCAACTTGATGAATCATTGGAGGCTAATTCTAAATTAGCTGAAGAAAATTCTAAACTTGTTGAAGAAAATACTTACTATAAAGATTCAAAAGAAATGTTAAAATCAAAATTAAAAGAAGCTAAATGTACTGAAACTAAAGAAGTAGAATCTTTGAAGAAAGAATTAGAAGAAGCTAAACAATTAAATGAAGCTAATGCAGTAGATGTAGAGGCTCATGAAGAAACTCTAAATAAATTAAAAGAAGTTAATGAAAAGAAAATAGAAAGACTTCAAAAAGAACATGATGAAGAAATAGCTCAATTAAAAGAATCAGTTAAAGCAGCTGAATTAAAATTTACAAGATTATTAGAAGCAAATAAAGTATTATCTAAAAATATAGAAAACTCAAGTAAGATACTTGCTGAAAATGAAACACTTAAAAAGAAAGTAGAATCATTAGAAGCTGATAAAGCTGCATCAGCTAAAAAATTAACTGAAAGTAAATTAATAGAATCAAATAAAATAAAAGAATTAGAAGCTGAAATAAAAGCTTTAAAAGAAAATAATGCTAAATATGAAGAAGCAGAGGATAGATTTTCTAAACTTGCATTTAATCCTATAGGAACAGTTAAGGCATTGACAGAGAATTTCGGTAATAGAGAGGAATTATCTGAAGATGAAAGAAATCTATATAATGCTTTAATAGGAAAATAATAAATTTTGAAATTATGTCTGTAAAATAATATTAGAAAATTAAAAAGTTCAATTTTTAAAAAAGTGAACGTAAAATATTATTAGATTAGGAATTAAAATCATTTAAAAGATATTTAATGAGATTAATGAATATATAGTTTTTAAAGATATTAGAAACAACTGGTGGTCAGTATAAAAACCAAAAAATTATTAAATAAGAATATTACCTGTAATTTAAATATAAATTACAAATTTAAAAGGAGGAAAATTATCATGGCTAAAGTTATGACTAAAGAATCTTTAAACAGAGAAATAGCTAGCAACCCAGTTGCTACAAAATATGCTAAAAGAATTGGTCTTTTAGAATCTGCAAGACAAGCTGTTGGTGCAAAACCAATGAGCACATTTGAAAAATATTATGCAGGACAATTATTTGAAAATATTCAAAAAGGAAGCTTATATGAAGCTTACACACAAACAACAAACGTTGGAAACTTCAAAAGAGATGCTTTCAACATTGTTAGTTTAGCAATCCAAAATACAATATTACCTGAATTAGTATCAGTACAACCTATGTCAACAGCAGCTCAATTACTTCCAATTCTAGAATTCAGATATGGAACAGATAAAGGAGCTACAGCAGCTGGAGATCTTATATTAGATGCAACAGGAATGGGTAAAACAGATCCTGAATATGATAGCAAAATAATAACAAATCAACCTTTAACAGCTGGAGATACTAACTATTTAGCACCATTTACACCAATTGATGCTGGATCAGTTAAAATCGTAAAAGCTGATAAAACAGTTATTACAGATGATGGAGCTGGAGCTTTATCAGATGGTGGTACAATCAACTATCAAACAGGTGAAATTATACCTGCAGCAGCATTTGTTGCTAAAGATACAATTTCTTATACATACAACAACGCAATCGTTCCTAACTATCTATATCCAGAATTAGATGGACATAATACACAACAAGTTGGAGATGTTACAATTGGTATTAACCCAGTTCTAATTGAAGCTGAAGAACACAAAATTAGAGCAGTATATGCTTTAACAGCAGCTTACAGAATCAATAAAGAATATGGTGTAAATATGCCACTTGAATTCGAAAAACAAGTTGCTAATGAAATTAACAAAGAGAAAGAAAGAATAGTAATGGCTGATATCTTTGCTGGA